GAGAAGATCATTTTACGTAAGCTGGGAGAACCAAGCTTACTTGAATTGTCATTATGGGATATGTATTACTATCCACAGACTCAAATTCTTATACCACAGTTGAAGAAACAAACTGATTTTAAAAAGAGGCAATTCTATGTTCAAACAATAAACGGTAGAAATATGCATAGTGCTAACGACGCTGGATTCAAGCCATATTTAGAAGGGGACCCATTTGATATGATAATGATACCTGGTGATGAAAAAATGATGAAATTGGAAGATATGATTACTAAGGTATATGATATAAATAGACCTCTTAACTTCTTTCAATCTATAGAAGATATGAGTCTATTCGGTGACACATTTCCAACTGAAGCATTAGATCTCCTTGCAGAAGCTCTCCGAAGGTGTGGGTATATGACTAAGGGCGCTAGACGGTTCGCTTCCCATTGTCTAGGAACATTAAGAAATAGATTTCATGTAATGCCATTTAAGTCACAAGCATTTATGAAGGTTAGTAACAATAAGGCTATAAGGAAAATTGTTGAAACAGATCAAGGGAGAGCAAAGATATTAGAAACTATAGGGATAAATTTAGGTCAAGCTAGTATGTTTCAGCCTAAAGAGCAAATATGGGGTAAATTTGCTAAGGCAATAAGAGAGAATTATGGAGTACAAAGAACCGGTGGGTTTGGATTAGGGATAAATAATGATTATTCAACAGCCTTAGCAGTGTTAAGCTTAATGTTAGTTGTTGATATGATAAAGGACATAAGTGATGTTTTAATTGTGTTAGGTAAAGTTCATTCAGATGATGGTATAAAATTCTTTAATTTACCACGAGTCAATATGGATGAGTTCTTAAAATTCAATGTTAATAAGCTCCAAAAGTTCTTACAGGTGACAGCGAAAGGTACTAGAATTGTAGATTTTCTAAACCAGAATATTACAGGTAGAGACTTAAATATGAAAAAATATACAATAATGCTGAAGGATGTAAGCTGTTATGTAATAATGTTGAGCTTGCTAGCACCAAGATTTGTAGGTATGAGGTCATCTATGTTTAAATGGTTCTTTTCAATTATAGGTGAAGTGCTACAGATAGTCTATACGGAAAGAGGTTCGTTCATCCCTGAGATAAGGTACGCTGCAGCTATCTTTAAAGATCTACCAGGGATATCATATAGCACTGACTTAGTTAATGCATGCTCTAGGGTTTTACCATTGATACAGCATGGAAGCACTGGGGACCTAGCAGTGATGATAATGATGATAGCAAATATTATGGTTAGATGGAGATTTTCTTTAAAAATGAGAGAAATAGGAATTACTAATACTAATATACAGAGTAGTGAAGTTAATACGGTACCAACATATCTAAGCGGCTTAATATCTGATATACAATCTGATAGAAATAAAAATTA